CATAAAAACTAAATATTAAATTTGTAATATATTCATTATCTAACCAATATTCTACAGTTATAATTACATTATAATCTGTATCTCTATAATCTGTATTTAATTCTAAAATACCATTTTCAGATATCAATATTACTTCTTTATTTGTTATTCTACTATTTTCCAATTCTTTATCAACTTCCGCTTTAAAAATTAAATCTTTATTATCTTTTTTAAAATCTAAATAATCTAATAAATTCTCTTTATAACTTTCATCTGTTAATTCTATTTTTTCTAATATATTATGTTTTAAAGTTAATACTTTTGGTTCTTCAATTGTTATTATTAATTCATCATCACTTAACATATTATATAATTTATCTTTTGCATTAATTTTTAATTTATATATTATATCTCTATAATCTGGTTTTATTTTTATAATATTATTTAATTGTTCAAATAAATTATATTTATTTTCAATTTCTTTACTTCTATGAACATCATATATAGATATAATTTCAATAATAAAATCTAAAGAACCTGTTGTTAAACTATTAAAATATTTATTTAAATCATATGAGATATTATTTACAAATAATATATGATTTGTTAATAATTCTTTTATTTTTATTGGTTTTGGTGGGGGACTTTCTGTTATTTCTAAATTTATTTCATTACTTAACGCATAATCATTTTTGGTTTCAATACTTATTAAAACATTATATTTTTTACCACGATAATCTGGATTTATTATAATTAATGTACTATTATTTATTTTAGATATCAATTCTTTATTATTATCCTTTAAATTTTCTCTTATATTATCATTTAATAACTCATAACTTATTATTGATTCATTACTTACATTTATATACCACTCATTTATTTCAGATAAATCATAATATACTTCAATATTTGAATTTAAATTTAATTCAAAATAATCTATAGTTTTTCTTGGAGAACTATAAATATATATGTTAGCATTTTCATTACTATATTCTCTATTTAATGAAAAATAATTTTTTAAATATGGATATATAATAATTTGATCTGTAATTACTGGTATATTACAGTTATTTAAATAATCACCCGTAAAAAATATTACTTCACTATAATTTAAATTTTCATAAAAAGTATTTTTATTTAAATTTGAATAAGCAAATAATATATTTTCATTTTCATTATTATAATAATCTTCAATATTTATATTAATTTTATTATTATTTAAATTTCCTAATTTTTTTATATCATTATTATATTTTGTTAGAATACTAGGAAATCCTATTTCCTTTATATTAAAATTATAATGTAATTTACTTATATATGTTGATTTTGCTTCTATTTTTATTTTATAATTTATTCCACGATAATCAGGCTTTAATATTAATTTATCTCCATAAATATAATTTCCTTTTCTATTAATATTATTTAATTCATCACTTTCTTCTATTATTTTTATTGATTCTCTTATCTCTTCTATATCTATTATTCTATATTTTATTTGGGTTTTTGATATTGAACCATAGTAATTTGACAAATTTATTACTATATTACTTTCAACTAAATTTATTTCTTCTTCACCATTTAAATCTAATCTTATAGGTGTTTGATATAAAGGATTATAAAATGATAATATTTTACCATCATCTAATTCATTTAAATTATTAATATATTCAATATATTCATTTTGTAATTTTGTTAATTCTGTTTTCTTTTCTTCTAATGTTAAAAATTCAAAATGTTTAAAAAAACTATTTAATTTTATGGAAAATAATCTTATATTATATATATTTTTATTTTCTGATATTTTTACATTTAAATTATTCATTAATGAAACAATTTCAATATTTTTATCAGTTGTTGTTCTTAATCTAATTGCCAAATCATAATTATATTTATTTATTAATTGATTATAATTATTTACAATATTTAATATTTCATTATAAAATTCATCATATTCTTCATCTGTTAAATTATTTTTATTATTTTTTTTATAATTATCTTTTTTTTCAATTAATTTATTATATTTATTAATAATTTCAACTATATCATTAGACATTTCATTATATCGTTGTAAAGATTCATCTTTTAATATTCTTAAATTTTCAAATTCATTTTCAATATTTTTATATTCTAATAATAAATTATTCATTATTCTTACAATATAATATCTTTTTTATTTAAGAAATCTTTTTAAGAATGATCACTTTTAGAGAGTGATCATTTTTAGAGAGTGATCACTTTTCACAGAGTGGTCTTTGAAAATAAAGAGTGATCACTTTCAAACAAAAGGTTTTTAAGAGTGATCATTTTTTAGAAAGATCTTTTTAAGATTTAAAAAATATTTTATAATTTAAAAAATATTTTATTTAGATAATTTTAATTTATAAAAATAATTTATAAAAAGATCTTTTTAAGAGTGATCTTTTTAAGAGTGATCTTTTTAAGAGTGATCATTTTTCGGAGTGATCATTTTTAGAGAGTGATCATTTTCACAAAGTGATCATTTTGTAAAAGAAAATAAAGAGTGATCACTTTCAAACAAAAGGTTTTTAAGAGTGATCACTTTCAAACAAAAGGTTTTTAGGAGTGATCATTTTTTAGAAAGATCTTTTTAAGATTTAAAAAATATTTTATTTAGATAATTTTAATTTATAAAAATAATTTTATATTTATAAAAATAATTTATAAAAAGATCTTTTTAAGAGTGATCTTTTTTATCAAGTTAAATATAAACTTTTATTTCCAAAAATATACTTTTGTATTTTATCAATAGATAAGATACTTGAATATACTTTTATATCTTCACATAAAATACTATAATCTTCAAATATAAAATCACTATTATTCAATATTACTAAATTATCTATTGTATTATCCATAGTCTTAGTAGTTTCTATAATTTTAACAATTTTACCTTCTAATCCTAAATATAATATTAAATTATTATTACTATAAGTAATACATATATCTATCCATTTGAATTTAATATTTAAATTACTAATATCTTCTATTAAATCAGAATTATTATCATATATATATATATTATTTTCATTAATTTCAATAAATATATTTTTGATGTTAAAAATACGATATCTTTCTGATGTTTTAATTTGTATTTTTATCAAAATTGTAAATAAATCATTATCTAAATTAATATCAATAGATGTATTCTTATTAGTAATATTAGTAACTAAATTATTATTACTTAATAATGGATATATATTATTATAAGCTGAATAATTAATTTCTGAAGAAAATGAACTTACTATATCTATTCTACTATTTTTATATTTAACTAAAACAACTGGATTACTAGAAATAGTATCATTTAATACCATAGAATCATATTGTATGAATACTCCTGTTTCTATATCAATAATATTACGTAAGTTTGTTTTAATTGGTTGTTGTGTATACGCCATATCGTATTTAACTAAATTCTTATAATAATTATATACATTATAACCACTAACATATACATTTCCATTATTATCATGAAAAAATGCTACAGAATTATAATTATTATTATATTTAGATACTGGCATTACTACTTTAACTATTTTTGGTTTTTCTATTGTCCCATTATTTTCATCACGAAAAACTTCAATTTTTACTGGATCATTTTTTGCACTAATACCACCAATACCTAACCAGTATAAAGTATTTTTACCACAACCATAAACATCTCCATTATTATCTAAAAATAATGTTGATAAATCATTAAATGATATATCAACTATTTTATCAGTAAAAATTTGTTCAATTTTTATTGGATTATATATTACAGATGTATCAGAACCAATACCCATTTGACCTTCAGAGTTACTACCACATGCATAAACATCTCCATTATTATCTATAAAAAATATAGTATTGTAATGACCATATATTTTAGTTATATATGGTCTTTGTATTATTTCAGTTTTATCTTTTCTTAAAAATACCTTAATTTCATGATCTGTAATTGAATTAACAAAATATGTATTAGTTGTGTTTGAACCAAGACCCATTTTAGCTGAATTTCCACCAATTGCATATACAATTCCATTGTTATTTAAAAGTAAAAATCCATAATCTGTAAAAACTATATCAATTATATTATTAATTTCTGGTGATAAAAGTGTAGGATATGTTTTAAAATTAACATGACTTAATTTTTCTGTAAAAACAGAATTATCTTTACCACAACCATACACATTACCATTATTATCTAAAAATAATGTTGCATAATCGGAATTTACAATTTTTATTATAATAGGTTTTGTAATTTCTTCATTATTTTCATTTTTAAATACTGAAATTTTAGTAGGTATATTTTTATTATCACTAGAACCAATACCTAATTGTCCATAAGAGTTATAACCACATGCATAAACTGTTCCATTATTATCTATAAAAAAGTTATTATTTAGTTCGCTTCTATTTTTATGACTAAATATTTTTACTATATTAATATTATTATCTTTAAAATATTTCAGTTCAGTTTGTGTGTCTTGCCAATTTACAGTCGAACCCAAACCTAATTGTCCATAATTATTATCTCCATATACATACATTGATTTATTTATAGAATAATTAACAGGTATATTATTCACATTACCTAGATAATCTGAAATTCCAAAATATATTTTAGAATTATTATAGTAACCTAAATTTGAATCTGGAAATATTGAATATAATGAAATTCCATCATTAGTTTGATATTTTTCAGAACTATAATTTTCTAAATATATGTTATTATCAATAGTTATTCTTGAATTATTATCATTAATAAATCCAAATTTATCTATATTTATATTTGAATTTGATTGAATACCATATGCAGTTATATTATAAAATTCTGATTTAAAACCTTTAAAAATATGATTTTTACCTATATTAATATTGTATTCTATATTTGAAGATAATTCAATGTTTGAATAAATAACTTCACCACCACCAATATTGCAACCATTATTATCTAAAGAATTTCCACCTACTACTAATACATCAGCATTAAAAGTACCATATTCTTCTGGAAATTTTATTTTATAATTATTAATATCATAATTTATATTAAATAAAATATAATTATGATATTCATCTAATAAAACTGGTGTAATTTCATTTTCTAATTCTAATTTATAATTATATTTTAGTATATATTTAATAATAACTGTTCCTGAACCACCTTTACCACCATTACCACTTCCACCATTACCACTTCCACCATTTCCAGTATTATCATCTGCATTTGTTACACTAATAATATGATAATTTGATTTCCCAATACCACCTTCAAAACTTAATGAAGGTGTTAAATATATAAGATCACTACTACTACCATCACCACCAATTGAACCATTCATAGTTTTACCTCTGAATGTAATTTCATCTATATTAAGAGTTTTAATAGTACTATTATTGTCAATTACCATAAATAAAAATGTATTAAATCTATCAGTTGTATCAGTCCAATTATATGTTTGGAAATAAGTATCAATGGGAGTTCTATAACCTTTAAACATATTAACAGTATTATTTTTATTACAAACTACAATATAATTCATATTTGTGGATTCAATTTCTACTAATTCAACCCAATTATTTGTTGCTATATTATCCAATGTAATATCTGAAGTATTAAAATTAGTTCCAAATATTTTAAAATGTTTTATCGCCCTATCGTATGTTACAGTTGCAATTGTTGTAAGTTCAATTGCAGTATTAGTTCTACATAAATAAAAATGTTTATCATATGTAGTTCCATTTAAATTATAATTATAACTTGTAGGAATAAGATAATCTAAATGCATTCCCCAAGTAGTATTTATTGATGTATTTCTATTTAGTTGATAGCTTAATAAATCATAACTATTTCTTTCCCATTCAAAAGTAACTTGGCTTGCTTCTATTCCGGGTTGTAATCCATAATGAATACGATTATCATTACCAGATGATATTATAACTCTTTCAGAATCATCAAACTTAAATCTCTTTATACTTACTGTTCCATTAGTATGTAAATCTTCAGTTGAATAAGTTCCACTAAAATCCAATACTGTAAATATTAATGTAAAATCAGCATTATTACCTTTATTTTGATAACTATTTAATGTACTAAAATCACCTATATTACTATTATAAATATTAATTGAACCACCTTCTGGATAATTACCACTACCTCCTCCACCTTGTCCTGGTGGAGAATT